TTGAGTTCCCCCAGTCACTTGAGGCTTTTAATAGGTTAAATAATGGCTGGTAATCATTACCCTTACCATCTAGGTTGTAGTGTGTTCCGCCGTTACCTGTGGTAGAACTGATCGTATCACCGTTACAGTATAACCATCCAGCCGGAGGTGCATCACCTGCCGCATTACCAGCGTACATTCGTATCTCACCAGTAAATCCTGAGTAGTTTGCGGAGCCACTAACGGTAGATGTTAAGGTAAGCGTGTCTGTAGATGCGTTACCCACTACCACATTACCATTGAAAGTGCCTACTCCTGATACAGTAAGTGTACCGTTTACTGTTAATCCTAATGTGCTGGTAGCCTGTAGGTTTGTAGTTGCATTGGATTCAAGCACCACATTAGCTGTACCTGAATTACTAAGGTGTCTTAATTCGTTTACTTTTAGTGTACTCATTCCGCTCTATTCCTTTGTTTTTGTCTACGATTATCCCTGTAAGGATTCCCATTCCCTGTCCGTACTTTCTTTTTAGCCATTGTAAATAAGTCCTTTTTTATAGACTGTTTTTCCTTTCTCCTTGACCGCTGTTAATATTGCTCCTCTATTTTCTAACCTATTAAATGAGCAATGTACCCAACCATCTCTAGGGTCTTCCCCCGGATATTCAAGTATTAACTGGTCAAATCCTAAGTTTCCTTTTATCCATTCTGCTAATTCTGCATTACTTATTGAATTAGCTTCAAAGTCTGCCGCTTGTCCTTTTATATGTTGACTCTTATCACCAGAACCTATTGCACGATTTAATTCTAAAACTCTTAGTCCAGAATTAATTGAGATTGTACCAAATTTATCTCTGCAAGGCTGTAATACCTTAGAGGTAAGTACAGCCAAGTTTATGAGTTGTTCTTGGTTAGGCTCATTTTTTATACCCTTCCTTATTGCTGTCTGACTACGAGTTAATTCTCGCAGAGCAAAGTTTTTACTTAACTGCATTAGCTAAATAAATCTTTAAAGGATTTAAAAGGATTATCTGGCATTTCCTCTACAACTGCATCCAATAAAACTTTTTGGTTGTCGCTTAGGTTATCGTCAATAGCCTTTTGAACGTGTTCAACTGCTAGGTCTTGTGCTTTGTCTACTACAAGACTTTGAATAATATTAATCAGCAATGCTGGATTCATTTTCTTCTCCATTTGTTGTTGGGTTAGGAGGCGGTAATACATTCTTTTCTTCTTCTTGATGAAGGTCGCCGCCGGATTCAAAATAGAATTTTGCAATTCCCGCTAGGATAGGAATAAAGGCTCCTATAAGAATATTAAGGAGGTCTTTTGATGATGTAGTCATCTCATCATTTGCTACTAACATCATATGTACTATATAACTAAATATAGCCATTGCTACTATTGCTATTGCAAACCTAGCATAAAATCTAACTAACTGTATTTTATCGTTAACACTCATATTACCTTAACATTAAATCTAAAATTATATAAGTTAATGAACTTATTATTAATAGTAATGGGATGTATATTAATATTTTTTGCATTTTTTCTTAGTCTTTTCATTTATTTTGAAATAAGTTTATCAGGTTATCCATTGACTTTGTATTTGCCTCAAGACTTGATGCTATTTTATTAATTGCTTCATTCCCATGTTGTGCTAAATCAAAGGCTCTTTTATCATTTTCAGCGTCTCTTCTTGTGAAATCATCAATGATTCGCTGTCTTTCCTCCCGACCTCTTGTTGCGGCTTCCTCTGCCTTAATGAATTGAAATTTAATAAACCATAGGGCTAATAAACTGTATATTACAGGTGCTCCTAAGTTTTGTATTAAATTAATTATGTCGGGTGCATTCATTTATTTTTTATCCTTATCTTGAGATTCATTAGCTAATTCTTTTTCTTGTTCTTTAATTTTATTAGCCCAATCTTCTCCAAGATCAGAATAATGTTCGTTCCAGTTTGGTATTTCAAAAATTCCACCGTTTTCTTTAAATAAGACCATTCTATTATTTTCTTCATAATAGCGGTGTCCAATAACTTCCATTTTTTGCCACTCTTTTTCACTAGTCGCCTTCCAATTAAAATTATAAACTATATACTGTTTTTCTTCTACCTCTTTTGACATATGTCTCCTATGTTGCTATAGATGGGTGAATTGGAGCGTCTGGAAGTTTTTTCCCTTGACACTCATTATTAATAAGAGGGCCAAGTTTTCTTGATTCCTCTGGTTTTAACGCCTTTACTTGCTCCATAGAGTATCTTTTTCTCATGAAGTCTACGGCACAATCACAAAAAGGTGCATATACATAAGGACTAATCCTTAGTGGCACAAACTGAAATGCACACGCCTGCCACATTGATCTTACCTCTATTGAAGGGTATTTCACATTTAATTCTGTTTTTTCTACCACTTCTTTCTTTATTGGTGTACATCCTATAATTAACAAAGATGTTAAACACACTATTATCTTTTGTATATCCATACTGCTGGTCTCCTTGCTTCTTTTGGTGTTAAGGAGTCCAAGTGAATAAATTTAGACCTTTTTTTTCGACCCCTTTGGGCTAACCCAATACCTGTCATATGCTTCTTAGCCATTCTAAAGAATATACCTGCTTCACTTCCAGATACTTTTATGTCTACAGCTTTACCTTTTGTATGTGGCCCCAAACCATAAATTTTTCTTTTTTCAATCGGGTGATTTTTACATCTATAACCCGAACTAACTGAATTTACTAAGTCCTTTCCTGTCTTATTAAACCACTCTATTCTAAGACTTTGAAACCTTTGTAAGAAATCCTTATCCATCTTACAGGTTTTACAACCACATTTACAAGTAAACTGTGGTATGTAGTCAACTGGCCTCCATCTTCTTACAGATGCAAGAATTGGCTCTGACAAGACAGCCATTACGCCTATAATAGCTGAACTTATAAATTTTCTACGCAGAATAAGGATAAGACCTTATCAGTTAATGTTACTCTTGTAAGTCTCCATTACCCAATATTTTTTCATCTTTACTCCTTATCTGTTAAGGTTTTGCAGGCCAACTTATATCATCCGGGTCTGCATTATCTTCTGGTACATCTCTAAGAGATTCCCTATAATTTTTCATATCATTACTTAATGTAGAATCAGACAAAGCTAGATAGTCTGTTTCAGCTAACTTCCTGTTTCTTTCTAATCTAACATTAGCCCACTTATCTGCTAAAATTCTTGCATCCTTTGCAGTATCATCACCAACGAAATGAGAACTTACATACTGCTTTGGAGAGAAACTCTTTCCATCCGGATCAAGAATTTCTTCTGCATTTCTTTTGGACGTGTATACTTTTATATTGTGCCCTTGCTCCGAACTATACTCGCCTAATTCCCTCAGTCTAGCTCTAATGTCCTCATCTTCAATTTCTATAATTGTGAAATCTTCTTCTGGATAATTAGTAACTGGTGGATCACCAGAGGTAATAGTTTCAACCCATGCCCAATAATCTGAGAGATTCATACCTTTTGATCTATAACGAACTTTCCACTCGTCATCGTGAAAATATAATAGAACATTATTTTTGTGTGAAATAAACATTTTTACCTTACGAAACTCGGATTATTCTTAAAATATTTTGATTATAATTATCTATTGATCCGCTACCTTCAAAATAAAGACTCAAGAAATCTCCCCTCTTGAATGGAAAATATTGAACATTGATATTTGCCTCATCCTGAGACTGATTTTGGCTTTTGTGATCATGCCCCCAACCATCGTTAGACCCATCCCAAATTTTATTAATAAGGTACCAGACTTTTCCCCCACTGGCGTTATGCATATAAACAGTTAATTCTACTCTGTAATATCCATCAACTAAACACGTTACAGTATTATAGGAAATCGCCCAATCCTTTTGCACACAATCCAAAACGGATGCCGTACCAGCACCTGTTTTTCCTCTCCATTGATTCCATGCGATAGTTTGTGCGCTAGAAGTGTAACTAGTCCCATCCTCCCATGTAGTGGTTATACACATCCCTTTTCCAAGGTAGCTTGTATCTCTTGTAACAGAATCCCAGCTTTTACCATCACTAGTTACTACAAGGTTAGTCTGTTCCATATTTCTATCGCCTCCAATTAGATCCTTTGTAAATGGGCCTTCAAAAGGCTGATAATGTGAGGATGTGTGGATTGGAGTTGCTATTTCCATTGCTGACAAATACATCCAGTCAAAAGTGCCAGTTAAATTTGCATCATCGAATGAAACTGTATTACTGCCTAAAACTCCGTCTGATTTTTCCCAATTAAAAAATCCATAAACATTGCCTGAATGACTAC